GGGCGTGGTGTGGAAGGCCAACAAACAGCCCACAATACAGAATGGGCCAAGAAGAACGATAAGACCAACAACTGCCAGCACCACCTTGGCAACCCACGCTCTCATGTTGGTTCCCCCTCGCTGGGCGGCTGATTCTCTCCGGCGTAGCCCGCCCTTGCCTGCTGCTGCTCTTGGTTCGCTTCCCTGGAGGGCACTGTGGCCCCCAGACTGTCATTCCCTTGGGTCGAAGTCGGCGTCTGCATGACAAACCCGGCGTCCGGCTCGCCCGTTGGCTTTATGCCCCTGTACCACATCGGCAGCGAATCCACAGCCCCATAGTCGGCAAGCTTGCGGTCCGCCATCTCCATGTCAATATCAACGCCCTGCCCCCGGCGAAGCTGCATCGTAGGCAAAATCCACTGGGTAAGGAACTGGAATAGTCTCTGGTAGCTACGCTCAGGCGTTCTTCGCTGGGTCGAATAGGGGACTACCTTCAACATCAGTTCCCTGAACTCGCCCACCTTGTCGGCCTGCGAGAAGTAAATCGGGTACGACCAGTCGCCAAGGCCTGGAATCTTTACCGTCTTCAGGACCTCAAAATACGTTGTTGGGTTCTCCATCAACGCCCACGCCCACTTGCGGACAATCGAGGTCATCCAATTGTGATACCGATTATAGAAGCCGTCCACTACCCGAGACGCCCCAGAGTATACCATCTGCTCTTGGCCCAAAGTGTCCGCCGAAGGCCCGCGACCGCCTAACGCCGGATTGCCGCCCGCCCCGCTGGCCTGGAACTCCCGCTCCGCCCAAGACAACCATTCATAGTTGTGCTGGTCCACCCCGCCGAAGGAATACTGCCGGACACGGTCAATGTTCTTCGCCAAGAAGATGTCCATGTTCTTGGCCTTCTGAAGCATCTCGGCCGCGTCTTTGGCCGAAGGCTCTGCGCCAATCACGGTCTTCTGGCTCTCGGCTTGATCCCTCGCGGCCTGTGCTACCTCATTCATCGTCACGTCAAGGTCATACCAGGCCCACGCGACCGGGTGACTGATTGGGACGCCAGGGAGGTATCGATACCCCAACACGTCATAAGGCCCCCCGTCAGGCCCGTTCCACTCGACAGTGCGGAATATCATGGCCTTGTGACCCATTGGCTGAATCGTGTCAATGCACCCCTCGCGGCGGTTGTAGATGTCGATAAAGGTCGAGTACTCCTCAAGGGCCAGCTTGTTAAAGTCGTAGCCAGAGCGAACGGCCTCCGCGGCCGAGAACTTGGTAGCCAGCTTGCAGTCACTCTCAATGAAGTCTGCTATCTGCTTGCCGTGCGAGTCCTTGCCAGCGAACAAATCCCTGGCATAGGAAGTAGGCAGCCGGTATACGTCGCCCTCGAACGCAAAGTCACGCCTGCACTTCGCGGACGGGTCCCCCACGTAATCGCACGGCTCGATGATAACGGTGCGTGGTGTGCCGATCTTGATCGTCTTGTCGTCAACGGAAACGCATCGGTCGTACTCATAAAATGTCCTGGCGTATGTGTCCCCAAAAATCGAGGCCACCGCGCCAGGAATCAAAACCTCCTCGGCAAAGTTGTGCTGCTCGATAGCAAAATTCAGAATCAGTTCGATGTTCTTGGCGTAGTTAACGAGCTTGGGCGATAGGGCCTCTACCATTAGCTTTGGGTTGCCCTCGCACAGATACGAGGAAATCGTGCTCACGCCTCGGTCCATCAGGTTGATGATGTGCCAGCGGCCACTCCCGGCCGAAAAGTAGCCTGCCGCCCACAATGCAAGCAGCTTCTGGGAGTGCTCCAGGGCTGGCCCCCACCGCTCGGTCCACGCAGAGCAAAGCGTCTGAAGCCTTGCTGCGTAGTTCTTACTCACGTCCTTTTCGTCTATTGCATGAGCCATTAGAACACCCAAACCCTCGCTTCTCTTGCTTTCGCCTGCTCCGCCATCCTTACCGCTTCCATTCTCGCGGCAAACGTGCCCGCCGCAGTGGGAGGGCTGGTCTCTTTGTACTGGCCCGGTGCTTCGCCAGCGGCTCCCAAGACGGCGAGACCAACCGCAATAACACGGTCGCCGTGGGCAGCCCTCGCGCCACTGGTATCCATCTGGGCCGACACGGGGCCAACATCAATCCGACCTTCAAAGAAAACGTAGGCGCTCAACTCGTTAACCGTGTTCAAGTCATTCAGACGAACCGTATCAAACTGGCTGGCGGGCTTCAAGCCTTCATGCAGGGCAGAGTCCAGGCGGTTCAGCATGCTCATCTTCGTGCCATTCGGGCCAGACGTGCTCCGCCACCCCTCGGACCCTTTGCCAGGCTTACGCCACAGGTTGTAGTAGCTCAGTTCGTTCACCCGCGCATAGAACTCACTCGCTCCGTTCTCCTCCCAGATCAGTAGTGCCGGTTCCGTGCCGCCAACCCACTCGCACAACGCCACAACCAATTCGGCAAATTGCTCTACACGATGTCGCGGAGTTACCAACAAACCAACAATCTCTCGCGTGTTTACGTCCAAAACAGCGGCAACGGAGTTGCTCGACCCCGTTCCCCGCGAAATATCACAGCCAACTACGTACTTGTGCCGTTGGTTGGGCCGAAGGCCACTGTCCAGTCTACCCCACCAGGACAATAGACTATTCGATCCGCCTGGGGTAAACCGCACGCCCTCAATAAAGCCGCCAACCTCGGCGTAACTCAAATCGCCCCGCACGTCGGGTTCCCGTGTCCGCTCTTTCAGCGACTCAATCAGGGGCAAATCGAAGAATGAATCCCTCGCCCCGGCGGCAAGGCCAAGCATGTTCTGGGCAATACCACGAAGTGTTCTGCCCGGCCGCTTGAAGTCTTCATCAACCCATACGCCGCGTGGTGCGCCGTAAACACTCACACCTCCGTCAGCCACAAACGGGTACGTGCCTTCGACCGTCTGTACGTCAAACGGGACGCCCTCGACCACGTGGTCAAACCGTCCTGGGTACGTCTTCTTGTAGTAGTCGAGGTCCTCAATCGTAATCAGGCCCTCTGCCGGCGTTCGGTACAGGCCAACACTCTGCGCCGGGTTCTCCCAGTACCACAGGTTCACCACCTTGGCCCGGCCGCTGTTCAGCAGGTAGTCGTAGGGATGTGCCCCGGCCCAGTACCCCTGTGTCGAGTTGAACACACAGCAAGCACCAACGTCAGCCAAGTTACGGATCAGCGTATCAGCCAGCTTGGGTTCTATTGCCGCGAACTCGTCAACAACAATCAGTGGCGCTCTGGAGCCAAGCCCGAAACCAATGTCCGTCGCTTCGCCGGCCATGCTCGAAGCATTGTCCATGTTCTGCAAAAACAAGTGGCTCTTGCGGAACTGGGGCTTCAAGTAATCGGGCAGTGTGTTCAGCATATACAAGATTTTGTAGAACAGGGTCTTCTCCTGCCCCGCAACAATCCCGTTGACAATCTCCGACGATGTGTCAACAAGCTTTTCTACACGACTGCCCAAAAGAGCCTGGAAACCCTGCACCAAAAGCCAGTAAATCAGGCCAACGCCGCAAATCAGGAACGTGGCCCCCTGCTTACGAGACTTGTTCACCACCAAGTCGCCGCCGTGGTCGATGGCGTCTTTCAGAGCCAGAACGGCAAGCTCCTGCTTGGGGTACAGAATGAACGGCATGTTCCGGCTCTTCGCCCACATTTCCGTCCCAGGGCACCACAGGCAGGTATCAAAGAATATACGCGGGTCCATGAAGGCAAGAGCCAAGAAGTCGGTCCTCGCGGCGGTGTCTTGCAGCAGATACATGTGCAAGTCCTTCCGGAAGATCAGGTTACGCTCGAAAGTCTTGGGGATTGCTCCGTAAAGACTATCGGGCGTACCGGCGATCTTCTTGAACTCACAAGCTCTCACTTACAGGGCCTCACGGATGCTATCGATCACACCAACAATCGTCGCAGAGTCAACGCCCTTCTTCGCAAGCTCCGCTTTGATCTTGTCCTTCAGCGCGGCCCAGGCGTCGGGGCTAACCGCCTTGAACTCCTCAATCGCGGCCACAAGGGTCGAGGTAGTCGTGATGGCCGTCTGTGCCGCGGTCTTGGCCGTAGCCAGCGTGGGCTTGATCTTCTTCCAAGCCGCCAACGCCCCGCCAAGGGCAGAAACTACCAGGGCCGCTACGCCGCCAAGAAACGGGGCTACGGCTCCGCCTACCGCAACCCCGATCTCGGCTACCGCCTCGGTGGTCGTGAGGATCACATTGTTCGGGTCGAGGGCATAAGCCGTAGAGGCAATCCCTGTATTAGGGTCCGTCGTGGTCAGAACAGTACACCCGGCCACAAACAGCAAAATGCAACCAACAGCAAACAGCACCTTATTCATTCAGATCCCTTTGTCTCAAACTCGGCCTCAATTACCGGCGGCTCCTTGTCCGCTACACTGCGGGCGCTTACCAGCCGGTCAATCTGCTTCGTAATCGCATTTACATCAATCCGGCCGCCGCCGTTCTCCTTCGCATCCTCCATCATCTTCCGCAACGGCCAACGCTCCTCCCCAAGTTGGTGCTCCAAGCCGCCAAGTAGGAACATCAACAGCCTTGGCTCGCCTGGCATGTGCTTCTTCTTCTTGTGTAGCTTCACCTCGCTGCCAGCCACCGGCTGCGGGTTGCCGTCGGCGTCAATCACGCCCTTCCCGGAAAGCTCCTCCTCCGTGTAGTAGTAGCCCATTGCCCGCTCAAATCCTGACCTAACCAGCTTGCTCCTAAGCTCCTCCTTGGCGTGGAGTACAGCAGCCCGGAACTCCTCATGCTCTCTCTTCCAGCGTGCCCATGTGTGGGAGCTAACACCGATGATCCGCTGGCAATCTCGAATCGTCTGGCCGGAAGCCAGCAGCTTGGCAACAATATCAGCGTACTCAGGGAGATAGTCCTTCACAGTGATAGGGTTGATCCGAGGGCAACCCCGCTCGATCCACTGTGCTCTGGCTTTTTCACTATCACCCATAATTGCCTCTCTGAATCGCCTGGCTGGGCTACCGGCCTAAGACCCCAGTAGCCCGCCAAGCGTCGGTGCGAATCGTGGGGACGGCCACCGCCATTGGCTGGTACGTTTTGAACCGTTGATCCCGCAAAGCACCAAAATTATCATGTGCGCCCTAAGAAACGCGAAGCGCAGCGTAGCGTTTCGTGCCGCGTAGCGGCCTATCCTGTCTTCCTCTTCTCTTACTCTTTCTGTTATACTTTGCGCCATACTATTAGGTTGCCCGCCGGTAGGCGGCAGGGCCAGCTATACACCATTCACTAACCAGCCATGTTAGTTTCCCATAGTTATCCATGTCGTTCACTACGTTCACCGCTGTGTTTCGCTACGCTACACACAGCTTATCACCCCCCCCCCCGCTGCGCTCCTCGCTGTCCCCC